ATCAGGGAGCGAACACGCTGACGGTCGCGCCGGACGGAGCAGTGCCGGCCACGCCGAGCGCGTCGAGGATGCAGATCGACTGCACCTTGATCGCGGCGGTCGCGGAGGAGTGTCCGCGAGCGCCGATGCGGATGAACCGCTTCCGCCCGACCAGGCTGGTCGAGAGGACTGCGACCGGGCCGGACGCCGCCACCGTGACATCGTTCGCCACGGTCGCGGCGGTGATCTGGGTCGCGGTGTAGTTGAATCCGGTGATCGTGGTGAACGATGCGGTCGTGGTGAGGTCCGACTCTTCGAGGATGATGTTGGTCAGGCCGTTGGTTCCGGTGGCGTTGGTCGCTTCGAGGTGAACGACGAACGTCGCGGAATCGGCTCCGGCGCAGTCCACGCGAGGGCCGTAGGTAAGCGCAGAGGTCGAGACCGTGCCGTTGAGCGCGACGCGGACTCGGGTGTTCTGGGAAGGAATCATGTGAAGGAACCTTTCTGTCAGGCGTAGGAGTTACTCGTCGCCAGGCTGTTTGAGACGTACTTCAAGCCGGACTGTGCCGGCGTGACTGGTGCGTAGGCCGGCTCGTCCAGAAGGCAAAGCGCCGTAACGACATTGGTCGTCGCGATCGAGTTGGCCGTCTTGAGCCGGATGTACCGCTTCTTGCCGCGAAGGTCGACCGTGATGTTCGCGAACGCGTCGACGTTGGTCAACGCAGTCGAGTCGATCGAGGTCGGCAAACCGCTGGAGATCGTGTGGAAGGCCACGAACGAGGCCGTATTCGTATCGTCGGCGTGCTCGATCGAGAATGATGCAGGTACTGCCGTCGAGTTCGCGGCTTGCGCGATCACTACGAACGATGCCTGATCGAAGCCTTTCACGTCGATCGTGTTGCCGGTGACGACGTTGGTATTCGTCGTCTGGCGAGCGATCGCGATCTGGCACTTGATGTTCTGGACAGGCTTCATGAGGTCTCCGGAGAGGGCCGGGCCGCCACGAGGACGACCCGGCCCCGAGGGAAGAGCAGGGATTAGGCCGAGGTGTTGTAAAGGCCGACGATCGGTCCGGCCTCGACGGTATCGCCGACGTTCGCGACCTTGATGTCGAACCGCTCAGTGCCTCGAACCGCGATCTCGTCCTGCTCGAACGCGTTCAGCGCCGAGTCGGAGAACGCGATCGAGGTCTGGCGACGGTCGCCGAAGTAGGCAGCCATCGACAGGTCGCCGAAGAGCAGCGGGATCGAAGTCGCGGTCGAGGATCGAGTGAGGACCTGGGTGAACTCGACCGGATAGCCGAAGAAGACGGGAGTGGCCGTGCCGTCTCGGATCTCCCGATTCGTCACGCCGCCGGACTTATAGGCTTCCTTCTCCATGACGGCGTGATAGAACGCCTTCGAGCAGTACCACTTGCAGGCCGGCGAATCGGCGTACGCAGGGAGCGCCGCCTGAACGGCGTTGAGATCCTGAAGCGTGATGGCAGACCAGCCGGTGCCAGTCGGATCAAAGAGTCCCTTGATGTTGCCGATGGTGCCATCGACATCGAGGAGCGACTGGGTAACGCCGACGATGCCGCCAAAGGTCGAGGTGCCGGTGCCGGTGAAGCCGCACTCGTCCTCCTTCAGAGCGAACGCATACGCGATCTCGTTCGCGATGTCGTCGCCAAGATTGACGATCGCGTCCTCGTTCAGTTCGTTCGAGGCCGTGGTCAGGACCATGAACTTCTGAGCAACGAGGTTCACCTGGTCGAAGACCTGCTGCGACTCGGTGCCGGGAGCGGCCTCGCCGATCGCGTAGGCGGTGAGGGTGGTCTTGCGACGCGGCATCCGCTTGGTGTCCGAGGTCATCGGGACGATCTTCGCGTTGCGGCGGAAGACGCCGTAGCGCTCGCGAAGCGAGATCAGCGACGACTCGAACTCGTCAGGGACGAGGAAGCCGCCGGCGCTGTTCACGCTCTCGGTGTGACCCTTGGTCACGAGGCCGTTCGCAGAGCACCAGTCGATGCTCTTGCGGTGGCCGCGAGCGGCCATGATGAAGCGACCGAAGCGGTACGCCTCGTCGTTGCTGGCAAGGTACTTGGCCTTGCCGGTGATCTTGTAGGTGTCGGTGCTGGTGATGTTCGGCATGGTGTTGACTGCCTTCAGTTCCGCGGCGATGGCGGACTTCACGGTTTCACGGAGGGACTTGGCCGCCTCCTCTTCCTTCGGCATCTCTTCGGTGGGATCGGCCGCATCGGTCTCGGCCGCGGCCGGGCTGAGCATGACCTCGTACTTGAGTTGCTCGGGCGCGAGCGGGTTGCCCTCGGCGTCGGTGACGACGACGCCTTCGAGGTAGAGCATCTTCGCGTGCGCGAAGCGAGTCTCGCCGACCTGATCGGCGATGCTCTGGAGATCCTTCTGGACCTCCTCGAACTTCTTGAACTTCATGGGAGTGTGGTTCCGAATGTGCGATGGTGATGGACGCGAGCGCCATCCCACCGATTCGGCTTCCGCCACTCGTCCGGGCCCGGCGTTCCGATCATATCACGATGCGACCGGCTGCCTTCGCGATCTCCTCGCGGACGATCCGGGCCGCGTCGTCGCGGCCGAACTTCGGCACCGACACGCGGACGACATGCTTCCGGTCTGCGACCGCCGGCACCTCGACGCGACCGAACCTCGCCGCGGCCGTCTTCGAGATCAGTCCCTTCGAGACCGCGTAGATGAGCGCGTCCTGGTTGGCCGGCACGCTGACCGCGGAGACCTCGAGCAGTTTCCACTTCGAGAACACCTTCCGGACTTCGGGTCCGTACTTGTCGACGTCGCCTTTCGTCGCGACACGGGCTCCGCCATCGAGCGGCATGAACCCGATGCTCACCGCCTTGACGACGCCGGCGGACACCAGGCCGCGGACGTAATCCGGGAACCAGTCGCCGACATAATCGGCAGGCCGCGGCGCCAGCTCGAACTCGGCGACGATGGACGAGTCCTCGCGCTTGAGCGATATCGCCTTTCCGATCGGCTGGGACGGATCGTGGTTCCAGAGGAGGACCGGGTTGCGCTCGTAGTCCTTCGCGTTCATCCCGGCCGGCACCATGACCTCGCCGTCACGATCGACGGAATCGGTCGATATCACGGCCTTGAACTTGCCGCCGACGATGGTGCCTTCGGCCTTGAAATCCTTGCGGTTCATTCTTCGCCTTCCAGTACGGGAATCAGGTCACAACGGCAGTTCGGATGCAGCGGCGGACCGCTGACGTTCTCGAAGTCGATGACGAAACGGGAACCGTCCGAGGCGGTCAGCGACTCGCCGACGTTGATGAACGTGTCGCTCATTCCCTTCGTTGCGCCGGCCGAGCCGATCGCCTCGCAGAACGGACACGGGTCGGGAGCGACAAGCCACTTCTTGCCAGTGACGACGCCGCTCTGCTTCCACGCCTCGACCTGTCCCTGAACGTAGCCGCGAGTCGACTCGGTCCGGGCAATGACACGGGCGCGCTTGGAGTCAAATCCCTTGTCCTCGAGATCGGCCGCGAGTTCGTCGATCGTCTTGCCTTCCTCAAGTCCCTTGCCGAGCAAGGTCCGGACGCGGACCGTCGTCGAGTCGCCGACCTCATCGGCAAGCCGGGTCGTCGAGTTGTCCACCCACTTCTGGACCTCCGGGTTGACGAACTCGAATCCGACGCTCGGCATGAGTTCTCCGCGGCCGAACCGTTCGATCGCGTCCTCGATCCCGTCGTCGCCACGCTTGCCGCCGGCCTTGACCGCACGTTCGATGTACGGCAGCACCTCGGTCTTTATCTCGACCTTGAACTCGGCAGGAGCCAGCACGTCGACGGAACGGTCGACGAGTTCCTGCCCGGACAGGCCCGAGGTTCGAAGCGTCTTGACGACCTTTCCGATGCGGTCGCGTCCCAGTTTGCCGAGCACGCGCTCAAGTTGCCGGATGATTCGCTCTTCCTCACGCGTGTAGCCGCCGGCCTTGATCCGGATGCCGGCGTCGCCGGCGAGCGCGTCGCTCTGGAGCGTGATCGTTCCGGCCTTGTGCTCGACGCCGCAGCCGCATCCCTTGGCCTTGCCCTCGCAATAGTCGATCGCGATCGCGACCGCCTGGTCCTGCGGATAGCCCTCGGCCATGAGCGTTCGGACCTTCTCGCTCACGCAGTCGTCCGCCTGCTTCGTGCCGTCGTCCTCGTCGTCGGCCCTGTCCATTCGCTCGACGGTCCGCTCGGCAAAGTCGCGGCCGGCGTCGCCGCCCCACAAGAGCCAGGCGATGAACCCGGCGGACGGGTCGCTCGGGTCGTCCCAGCCGGGTCGCTTGTCGACCGCGTGCCGTGCGAAGTACGAGTTCATCCGGCGAACGGTGTCCGGCGACAAGACCTCGCGGTTCTTGAGTTGCGTCGCCCTTGCCACGCCGACCTCGGTTCCGCCTCGGTTGAACTCGGCCCGGAGTCGGAGGCCACGAGCGGCCTCGGCCGCCATCTCCTTGGTTGGCGTGAAGTCGATCTCCGCGTACCGGGCCGGAGCGTCGGCCGTGGTCGCCTTCGCTTCGGTCGGCGCCGCAGCCGACGCGGCCGGTGCATCGGCGGCGTTCCCGCCAGGACCGGGAGCCGGAGCAACCGGTTCGGGTTCCTCGTCCGGCGTAAGCCCAAAGTCCATCACGGGAACGCCGCCGATGATCGGCACGTCTGCCTCTTCCACGTCAAGCGGTTCGAGGCCGCGAGCCTCGCGGACCTCGTTGATCGTCATGACGCCGGCCTGAATGAGCGTCTGATGTTCGGTCAGGTCGAGTTGCCGGTTCGCCGGAACCGGGTCGTCGTAGGCGAGGACGGCATCGTCCTCGAGTCCGAACATCGGAAGCAGTTTCTGGTTTAGCGTCTCCTCGTCAAGCCGGAGGAGCGGCAGGATCGTGGACTCGCGCCACTGGGCGAACCCGGTCGTCGCGCTCGCGAGGTTCGGATCGTTCGCCTTGAGCATCGAGACCGGCACGCCGAACACGGCTGCGATCTCCTCGACGATCTCGTCGCGACCGCCGAGATCCTTCGGCGGGAACTGCATCGGCTTCAGGTCGACCTGACCGGTGAGCGCGATGAACTTGCCGGCCTTGTCGGAACCGCGGAGCCGCTCGTTCACCATGCGCTCGAACTCCTCGATCGCCTCCTCGCTCGCGTCCGTGTTCTGGATCGTCGCGAGGTAGTCCGGTCTCGCCTTGTTCGCGGCCATCGCCGTGTCCATCTCGTGGAACGCCTCGTTCAAATCGATGACGCCCCA